TCTGGAGCTAAACCACTGGATTGTGGCTGCTGAGTAATCTTAAAGAGAAAAAGATCATCACCATTCAAATGCAAATCAGTACCCCCCTTTAAAAAACCGAAACACGAAGCCCAATTACCTCCGTAAGAAAAACTCCACGGAAGAGCAGAAGCAGTTGAAGGAGTCAAAACCGAAGGTGTTGGCTGATAATACCACGGTGGTATCACTATATCGCCATATACACTAGAAGCACCAATATACTTCCTATGCGGAATGGAAATGAGTTGTTTGACAGACTTAATAGTCTCGCCAGTAGTAAACTCATCAATTTTCTCTGGTGCCATGGAAACAACACGACCAGCTTGTAAAATTGTACCACCATTATGCACCGGCAGAAAAATGCCGGCCGGATTAGCAACTTCAAAATCGGGACCGCCTGCGACCTCAACCATTACGGAAATCGTATTAGAAACCATGGAAGGAGCCAAAAGAGGGTTGACAACGAAGAAAGCTAAAGCACCAATAGAAGTACTAAAAGTAACATAAGGCGCGGGGCTAACATAAGGAACAGTAAAATCAAAAACATTTCCATCTTTGAGATCAAAAACAGCAGAATGCGGAAATGGATCAGGCCCAAGTGAGCCATAAGAAGGAAAGTTGACGATATGAGGTGTAGTGAGAGCATCCCCAATGGATTTTGTAAACATATCAGGATTGAAAGCAACCATAACCCTACCAGCATGCATCTTAGTTTTAGCAAAAGTAAATCTAAACTTTATAGAACCCCTCCAAAATTTAAAACTAGATGCGGAAAACATTAGAGAAGAGGGTTGTATGCTGTTTGTACCAGCAGTAGCAAACCTAGAAGGAAACCTATTATAAGCAGGAACTGTAGGAGCCACAAACCAAAAGGCTAAAGGACTTATTGCAGCACCATAAATGCGAGCACCCGCAGTCACACTTGTGTCATAAGAAAAAACGCATACCTGAGACCAACGAGAATGGATATACGCTAAAGACATCTCATCAACGTCAGAATATCCAACATGAGTGGATATAGCAGTAGAATTAGTAGCCGTGGGAGCCAGCGTCAAACAGGCGGTCGCAACGTCTGTGTTGAACTCACCCACACTATCTATAACGTTAACACGCATAACAGGATCACAAACCGTGGGTTTACCATACCCAAAGTAGCGAACCAAATTAGCGGCTTTGCTCAAAGCCCAGGAAGTCGGACCACCTATAGCAGACAAAGATGGCACACCCCTAGCTATAAAATGAACTACTTTAGAAGCCGCGCTAATAGCAGAGCTATAAGGATATGCGTCTGTTTCAAATTCTTGAGCCACGGGAGAAACCTTTCTACCAGAATTAATCTGTACCGTAGTAGTAGCTTGAGGTGCAGCACCAAACAATTCTATATCTTCTAAATGAACATAGAGCTGGTAAGTGGGGGCAGTAAGACCAGCAACAGCTGGAATACTGACCAAATTATTCAGCGCCAAGCCACCATAAGCAAAGTCAGACGAATTGACTGCAATGCGAGAAAACTCAGCAACCGAAAGGTAAGGCAGCTTGAGTTGAACCATGGTATCAGAAGAAAGATCCAAAACTACGTGAGGAACATTAGTAGCAGTGCAGGAATTCTGAGCTCTGAAAAAGACCGCAGGAATAGCAGCAAAATCAGCGCCGTATTGAAAACTGAGGCAAACAAGTCCCTGATGAAAAGGAGTAGCCGAAATCTGCAAAGTAAAGACTAAACTAGCACGTATACCATATGCCCCCAAAAGCCTCTCCCTACCTGTAGACCAAAATGCTAACCATGAACCAAAAACAGGCTGAGTATTATAAAATCTGGTTCGAGTCCCTAGGGGAATAGCTCCAGATGTAACGGAAACTGGACGCGCGAAATAATCTCTCACGTCCTGTAAAGTAGTCTGCAAAGGAAAAACAGAAGTAGAAAAACTCTGATCAACCGCAGAAACTGCCGTACACGCTTCCTGAAGAAAAGTAGTGACGCCCGTAGATTCAGGCGCCGATGATATTGTAAGACCGTCAATAGAATCACAAACATCTTGGGTGGATTTAAGGTCACCATCCTTATTAATTGTATTAGAATTTGAAGCGAGAGTATTACTGTGGTTCGCCCTCTCACGCTACCCACAGGACGTTTATTCTCTGGACAAACGGTCCTGAGTAGTAAAGCTAAAAAGCTACGTTGACAATGAAACGCCCTGTCCCTAATTGACTCAACCTTAAACGTCAAGAATTTACTCGTCAATGAGGCGTATATGCGCTTCAATACCAATCTTCGGTGCGGGAGAGCACCAAAGCCTGATACGATTGCCTGTCACAAGGCACATTGGTTGTCTTACCAAATGTCTGCAACAGGGCTTTAATGTCAGATGCATGTGCATCCCATACCTCCTGCGGATGCAAAGAAAGCTCCTCCAAACTATTCTCTAAATTACTTATCAAAATCTGAGTCTCTAGCTTCCTATTCTTACACCAATAGTGAACGTAAAGGAAGCTAGTCAGCTCTAGAGGACAAAGCCATTTTTTTGCCGTCAAGAAGAAAACCACGCTTTAAAAACGTGGCTTCTTCAAGGACACCATGCTCTTTAAGCTCAGAAGCCTTGTCGCCAGAAGTGTAAACCATCTTGAACAAAGTGTACATGGCCTCTGAAACAGTCCTCTGATTGAATACGTCGGAAACTCGTTCAGAAACATTGACAACATTGTCATCTCCGTAAGTCAAAGGAGCCACATTATCCCAAAAAGCGCGAAAATCGCCAGTTAAATGAACATAACAAGCGACAATGCAAACCAGAGAATACAAACTGTTAACTATGGTAGTAAAAGGATGCCCACTAGGTAAGCTCTTGTTCCACTGGTAAATGAAACGCTGTGAATCTCCCCTGCCCCCAATGTGACGAGAATGAACCAAATCTAGCCACAAAACACGGCGTATTAATGCATTGCGTGGACCGTCATCGTACCATTGATTGATCCTGTTAAGGATCGCGTTATGTATGCACGGCTGCTCACTTGAATCAAAAGCCTTGAAATCTCCATCAAAAACATTAAGGCCCTTAGAACTCAAATGCTCCACAATTCTGGGCCAATCACTATAAGCACAAATGCCAGGCGCCATTCCCGTAAACACGTTCTTGCGCATGATGGCGCTGGAAAAAGCTCCAAACATCATACGCCACGCTATGACGTA